GCCACGTCGTCGTCGCAAAGTTAAAAAGACTAGAGCATAATAGCTCTAGTCTTTTATTTTTTAATTTTTTTGTAAGTTATATATTATAAAGGTGATTTATAGTTTATATATTTTCCACAAGGAGGAAACAAGAAATGAAAACTGAAGTATTTGTATTAATGGCAACCATCGTCATCATATTTATGAACACAATTGGAATGTATCCGAGTGTAGTAAATATCATGGATGGCTATAATTTGAAAGTATCGTATGGTATGCTTATTATCAATATCACATTGATTATCTTAGCTATCGTACAAGCTTATTTTGTTATTCATATTAGAAATAACAAGTAATCTGACAATATAATAGGAGGTATAGTTATAATGATGAGTAAGAGAGATAAATGCTCATTAAAATTATTAGGATTAGTTATCTTATTTGCATTGATTGCAGATCAATCACTTAGATATACTGATATTATATTTTCATTCATATCTGGTATAGCTATTGTGTCAGTAGCTATATCAGTATTTTTATTATGCTGGCAAATGTATCATAGTAGAAGGTAGTATAAATGATTTTCGTTACTAGCTTTGTAGGGATATTAGCAGCACCCTGGGTGTTGCTAATTCCTTTATTTTTATTTGAAGGTCTCATTGGAAGACATGTAGAAATGACTACAGACCTTATTGAGATCTTTATTTTTTATGATCTTGCAATGGGTACATTCTTATTGCTTAGATATATTATGGATAAGATTGGAGGAAAACGATGATACCAACCGACAGATTAACTAAGTACGATTACTACTATCTTAGTATTGCCAATAAGATATTAAGTGAAGGTGAGATGCGAGATAACCGTACTGGTATTAAAGCTATCTCATTACCTCATGTATGTATCACTATTGATTTAGAAGAAGATGGATTTCCTATCTTAGCTTCTAAATTTGTTGGATTCAAAACAGCTATTAAAGAGCTATTATGGATTTGGCAAATGCAGTCTAATGACGTTCGTAAACTCCAGGATATGAATGTACATATCTGGGATGAATGGATGCAAGAAGATGGTACTATTGGTAAGGCTTATGGATATCAATTAGCTAAGTATAAGCAAGTTGATAATCTTATTAAGACTATTAAAGAAGACCCAACTTCCAGACGTATGATTACTACCCTCTGGAACATAGAAGATTTACCAGAAATGGCTCTTCAACCATGTGCTTTTCAAACACTATGGAATATAAATAAAGGTAAACTTAACTGTATGCTTACCATCAGAAGTAATGATTGGTTCTTAGGTAATCCATTTAATATAGCACAGTATGCGGCTTTAGTTCATATGATTGCTCAAGTAACTAATTATAAACCAGGTAGGCTTACTGTATGCATCAATGATGCTCATATATATGAAAACCATATCCCACAAATACAAGAGCAATTTGGATTAGTGGATATGAATGAAATGTTTGATGCATTTATAACTGATAGATTTTGTAAACCTAAGTTAGTTTTAAATGAAGATATTAAGGATTTTTACGACTTCACTATTGATGATATTAAATTAGAAGGATATATTCCAGGACCAAAGATCAAAGCTGAAGTCGCAGTATAGGGGTTTTAAATATGGGAAGATTATGTACATTATCCGCTGTTGTTACAATGGATAACTATAACTGTATATCTGATTGCAATAATGAAAAGATAATGGAGATTCCAGAGTTTGAGAATAAAGTGAGACAACAAACTTTAGGATGTACTATTATTATGGGGCGTAAAACATGGGAGAGAATAACTCCTCTTAATAATAGAACTTATATTATATTATCAACTAATAAGGATTATAAACCTAAGACAAGTCCATATTATAAGGTATTTGTAGCAAATAGATTTCTAGAAGTATTCTATATACTTAGTAAAACTAATGTTAAGACTGCATATGTTTATGGTGGTAAATCTATTTATAATAGACTTAATAAATTTATATCTAACTTTATTATTTGTAAGATTAGACATAGACTTCATGGTAATAATAGATTTATTAATCCATTGCCTAATAAGAAATATATGCTTGTAGAAAGTAAGCTTTATACTCATACAACTAAGAATGGTGCTGAGTATAGATGGTCTTTAGAAAAGTATGTTAAACGTACTTCTAACGATAAGATACTTCCATCAGTAGCTCATATGTTTAATAAAAAATAATATATTCATATATTATTAACGTGATATCAATGTATGATATCAAGCTATACAGGGTATGATCTAAAGAAGATCATATAGGTTATTTAATATTATAGGAGGTTCTCATGATGAACACAACAAAAACAACAAAATTATTTTTACCCGCAGCCGTAATGGCATCTCTTACAGGTTCTGTATTCGCAGCAGGTGTAAATAATACAGTTGATCCTGCAGCGGTAGCAATGGGTGCTGAAGCTTATGGTAATTCTAATACTATTACTGCGACTGGTACATCTGCATTTGCTGTAGGTTATAATAATACTGTAAGCAAAGATAATGCTTTAGTTTATGGTAATAGCAATACTGCAGCTGGTACTAACAGCTTAGCTGGTGGTGAATATTCCAAAGCAAAAGGTCGCAATAGTTTAGCTATTGGTTCTTCTGCTCAAGCATTAAGTGATGATACCTTTGCTATCGGATCCCAAGCACGAGCTAATGGTACTAATACTGTAGCTATTGGTAATGGTGCTTATTCCGAAAACGAAAGTGCATTAGCAGTAGGTAAAGGTGCAAAAGCTCGTGGTGTAATGGCTACAGCAGTTGGTTATGGTACACGTGCATCTAATCAATATACAACTGCACTTGGTTATCAAAACGTAGCTAGTGGTGTTCAAAGTTCCGCAGTTGGTGTGAACAATGAAGCTACTGGTGATTATTCTGCAGTAA